TACTATCGATAGACTACGATCACGGAATGAAGAAGAACTCATGGAAAGCCTTCTGCCAATTGGTTTTAATACGTATGATGAGGACATCGAAGAACAGAACATAGGATCAGGACAGTGGAACTTCCGCTAATAGGTGAATCACTGTTTTTATAAATATAAAGAGAATAAAGAAGTTTATAACTTACAAAATAAACAAGGAGAAATAAGAGATGGCTTTTCAAACAAGTCCAGGCGTTAACATAAGCGAAATCGACCTAACAAATGTCGTTCCTGCTGTATCGACCACCGAAGGCGCTATTGCGGGCGTGTTTCGTTGGGGACCAGAAAATCAACGCATATTAGTATCATCCGAGAAGGATTTAGTTGCTCGTTTCGGCGAACCAGCTAATTACTACACTAACGTCGGTTTAACCACTTCATGGACAAACCATGAAACTTGGTTTACCGCCGCAAACTTTTTAGCATACAGCGATGCATTATTTGTTACACGTGTAACCGATGGTACAGCCGCTGCCGCTACAGGTACAAACTTTAATGCAAAGTACAAAGGACTTTTAGGAAACGCTATCAGCGTATCTCATTGTATCACGGGTAACTTTGCGCCAACCACTAGAGCATTCACACTAACGATTGCCCCATTTGCCACAACAGGTGTATCAGCAGGTCATACTGCGTCCACTGGCGCAACAGCGTTTGCTGGTGTTGGTGATAGTGTTGTTCTAACTGATGGCACTGTACTAGAGATTACAGCTATCGCATCTGCGGTTAGCAATGGCGAAGCAGGTGCTTCCGAAAGATGGTCATCTACATACACATTTAAGACTCCATATACTGGACACACAGCTTTTGCCGCACAATATAAAACTCAATGGGGTGACGCTGATCTATTTGACGCTAATCCATCATCTGGCGGTATGCATGTAGTAGTACGTGATACATCTGGTGTGATCAGCGGAACAGCTGGAACTATCTTAGAAATCTATGACAACATCAACACCACATCAGGTGCTAAACGTGCAGATGGCGCAACTAATTACGTTGTTGACGTTCTAGATCAACAGTCTAACTGGATCAAATGTACTGCTCCTCAGAGTGTATTGCAAGCCGCATTAACTTTCGGTCAAGCTACTCTAACAGGCGGTGTAGACGGACTAGACGAAGCGAACATCACATTAGCTTCTATTGCTCCTGGATACGACTTGTATAAAGATGCCGCAGACGTAGACGTATCTCTCATTCTGCAAGGTAAAGCAATTGGAAACACTCTTGCTAACTACATCATCTCTAATATCTGTGAAGTTCGTAGAGATTGCGTAGCATTCGTATCTCCAAGAATTGAAGACATTACAGCAGATAGCATGGTAACATGGGCAGCCGCTACAACAGCTTCAACTTTCGCAGTCATTGACAGCGGATATAAGTATCAGTACGATAAGTATGCTGATGTATATCGCTGGATCCCACTGAACGGTGATGTTGCAGGCATCTGTGCAAGAACAGACGATGTTAGAGACCCTTGGTTCTCACCTGCTGGCTATAACAGAGGTCAAGTTAAGAACGTAGTCAAGCTACAGCTTAACCCAGTTATTACTCAGCCAGGTCAAGGCACTGTATTATTCGGTGATAAGACTAACGCTGGTATAGCATCTGCATTTGATCGAATCAACGTTCGTAGATTGTTCATTGTGCTAGAGAAAGCTATCGGCATTGCCGCTAAGTCAACTCTATTTGAATTCAACGATGAGTTCACACGAGCGCAGTTTAAGAACTTAGTTGAGCCATTTTTGCGGGATGTTCAAGGTAGACGAGGAATTTACGACTTCAGAGTTGTAGTTGATGCAACAAACAACACAGCCGCAGTCGTTGACTCTAATAAGTTTGTTGGTGATATCTACATCAAGCCAGCACGTTCTATCAACTTCATTCAGTTGAACTTCGTTGCGGTTAGATCGGGCGTAGAGTTCACAGAAGTCGTTGGACAGTTCTAATAAATACTAATTCAAAGGAGAAATGAATAATGGCTTTCAACATTAACGAAATCAAAAGCCAATTGACCTTTGGAGGCGCTAAAGCGTCACTATTTCAAGTACAGATTACAAACCCTGTAAATGCGATAGCTGATCTTAAGACTCCCTTCATGGTTCAGGCGGCAGCAATACCAGAGAGTACTCTGAGTGTGATCGAGATCCCGTATTTCGGTCGCAAAGTAAAAGTAGCTGGAGACAGAACATTCGCAGAATGGACTGTCACTATCATGAACGATGAAGACTTCCTGGTTCGCAATGCGATGGAAAACTGGATGGCTTCTATCAACTCTCATGAAGGCAACACACGACAGTTAGCGACTGCATCAAGTTCTGAGTATAAGTCACAAGCACAGATTACTCAGTACTCGAAAACTGGTGTACCTCTTCGAGTGTATAACTTCAACGGTATCTTCCCAACTTCGGTTGGCGCAATCACAATGGATTGGAATACTACAGACGATATCGAAAGATTCGATGTTACATTCCAGTATGATTGGTGGAACGTTGACGGTGGTATTACTGGTACTGGCGGCACTAACGCTTAAATTGAGCAACTAAATTAGGGGAGTGTTTATGCACTCCCTTTATAAAGGATAAACTATGGAACTATTTGGATTTCAGATAAAGAGAAAGGCAGAAGGTAATAACAACATACCTTCTTTCGTTCAAGCAAATGAAGAAGACGGCTCAGTAAATATTGCCGCAACAGGTACTGGTGTCAGTAGCTTTTTAGATATGGATGGTACGGCTAAGTCTGAAGCTGAATTAGTACAGAAATATAGAACTATGTTGCAACAGCCTGAGGTTTCTCAAGCAGTTGATGACATCGTTAACGAAGCTATTTGTATCTCACACGATCAAAAAGTTGTCGAATGTATTACGGATGATGTAGATTTATCTGATGGTGTTAAGAAGAAGATTAGAGAAGAGTTCGATACAGTACTAAAATTGTTGGACTTCTCTAATAACGGATACGAGCTATTTCAGAAATGGTACGTTGACGGAAGAATTAACTACCACGTGATGATCGATAATACAGCACCACGTAAAGGCATACAAGAGTTACGATATATCGATCCACGAAAGATTCGTAAAGTTCGTGAGTTTGAAAAAGAGAAAGTTGGTGGCAATAATGAAAACCAACTAGTAACTAAAAAGATTAAAAACGAGTACTTCATCTATAGTGAGAGGGGCTTTAATAACATGGCAGGAATAGCAGGGGCACAGCAACAGCAAACCCAAGGCAACGCCACCATGAACGGACTCAAGATTGCTAAAGATTCAATTGTGACTTCAAATTCTGGGCTATTGAACGAGACTAGTACATTAGTGCTATCTCACATGCATAAAGCATATAAGCCTTTGAATCAGTTGAGAATGATGGAAGATGCAGTTGTTATCTATAGGATCTCAAGAGCACCTGAAAGAAGAATTTTTTATATTGATGTGGGTAATTTGCCTAAGCTTAAAGCAGAGCAGTATCTACGTGATATGATGACCAAGCATAAGAATCGCATGGTTTACGACATGGCAACTGGTGATGTAAAAGATGACCGCAGACATATGTCCATGACGGACGATTTCTGGTTACCACGAAGAGAAGGTGGTAGAGGGACTGAAATTACAACACTACCTGGCGGACAAAATCTAGGTGAACTAGATGACGTATTGTACTTCCAGAAGCGTTTGTTTAAGTCATTGAACGTGCCTATTTCTAGAATGGAGTCTGATGCAGGATTCTCTCTAGGTAGAGCAAGCGAGATTTCACGAGATGAGATCAAGTTTGCTAAGTTTGTTAACAGATTAAGAACTAGGTTCTCAACGTTATTCGATAAGATACTTGAGAAGCAATTGATTCTAAAAGGAATCATCACTCCAGAAGAGTGGCCGGCTATTCAATCAATGGTTCGCTATGACTTCATGAGTGATAATCACTTCGAAGAATTGAAGTCTAGTGAGATATTAAGAGAACGTCTAGGTGTTCTGAGAGACATTGATGA